GTTGAGGGTACATCTCAGTGAGTGCTATTGATCCTCGCGGTACAGATCGAGCAATATTATCATATGTACGTTGTAATATAAGATCAGGAGTGTACAACAGTTTTGTTCGCGGAAGGCTCGCTGTATCGAATGTTGGAGGTTGAGCTAGGAGTGCATCATCTGGTATGGGAATCATACTACTGGTATCTATGAGAAGTTCACCGCTGTTAACCCCTCTGTGGAGATATAGGAGTTTGGCCTGAGCCATTGTCAGGACCATGAACTCTTGAGTCATGATGCTGTAGTTGTCAGATCCTCCACTAACACGACCCAAGCTGTCGGTGTCGAGACGTATGTGTGTCACAAAGTTCAAAGGCCCGACGTACGATGCTGCCATGGACCTGACAACTGAGGCAAATTTGTGAGCAAGACTTCCGCCAATGACTTTGGACAACACATCAGAAATCCAGGATAATCTACAGTTGGTTCTGGTCAGGCCGATCCTATCGAGCAGCTCGCTCAGGTTCTCATTGCCGTTTGCCTGACTCCGCACCTTCTGGAGCTTCATGATAGCTCGGCTTGGAGCACCAGAATCTACTATCTTGTATCCGTGTTCGGAGAACTTTTCCTTCGTAGCAGTTCCGAGGTACCCAGACAGAGACCCACGTGTATAAAGTAAGTCCCGACCGGCATGGGCTGACCATTTGATGGAGCTCTGATCTCGAACTGTATGAGACTGGTGATAGTAATCGAGAGGCTGATAGTTTGTCACTCCGTGCAATTGTAATCCCCAAGCAGCACGGGCTTTCGAGACAAGGGTGTAAGAGTCAGACGTTGAATATCCGACTCTAGGCAACCCTTTTAGCCAAGAGAAGAACCACAGAATATCATTCATGTCTGCACGAAGGAAGTTGTGTGTGATGTTCGGATTCACCCACTGAGCTATCGATTGCACAGTACGAGTGTTCAAAAACATCTTTCTCATCTCCTTTACTGTTCCGAATCCTGATGCTTCGAAAAGATCATGAGCGAGGATAGGATTACACGGCCTAATAGCAAGAATATCATTCTTCAACTTTTGCTCTGATACCTCAACAGATCGATCGAGGAGAGGCTTGATGTCACGATTAATGACCTTTCCCTTGAATGCCTCCAGTGTGAGGTGACTAACTTGCCCCAGGGGTGAGGTGACCTTGTCGATCGGGAGACCATACGGGTTATCAATGAGAATCTCTAGATTAGGACTGGATGCGAAGCAGTATTTCTCCTCTAATCCGCGTAGAGCTCTTCCAGCCAAGACTCCGACCTCGGTCGGCGAATCCGCAAGCAGCTTCAAGCTACTTACCTCTTTACCAAGCGGATCAGAACCGCCTTTGTACAGAAACGAAGCGACAGGTGTTCCTATCATCCCGCCGATGCTCGGAGGAATTATGAGAGCAGCTATTATCTGAGATGAGCTGAACTTCGGTCCATATTGTCCATGAATAGTGTATCCATGTGATGCAGATAGAAGGTATCGTGCTGTATGGTACCAACCCACAACTGCACTACAGAGCGTATGTCTGGAGTTCTCAGCTCCGGCCACAACTCCAGCCATAATTGCAGAGGCTTTGGCGGTCGTGGAAGGGAAGTCGGAGGCGGTCACAGGAAACAGTCTGCTATGTTTCT